CGCTGCCCTTGTCGACCCACTCCCAGACCGGGCGGCCGTTGCTGACCATGTAGGCCCGGTACATCTTGCTGTACTGCTGCTGGCGGATCTGGGTGACGCCGCGACCCTTCAGAAAGCGCTCGTCCCCGGCCTGCGGCTTTGCCTTGGCCTGTGCGGTGCTGTATCGAATGCTGGTAACGGTCATGATCTGCGTACTCCCTTCTTAGCCAGCGCCTCACACTCAGCACAAGGCGTGCACAGCGTCACACCAGGAATAGCCACACGACGGCCCTCCGGAATCACATCACCGCACTCCACGCACTCTGTGGCGCTTATTCCGGTGTAGCTAGGGATCTGGGCAAGGGACCGATTCAGGGCCTCTTGGATTACGATGTCGGCGTCATCACAGATGTCGGCCATTAGAATTTGTCCCCTTTCTTGATCCCAAACCCGCGCCCCATCTCGACTTCTTCCTGGCTGATCTCTCGGGCCCCGGCGAAGTTGACGAATCGCAGAAATTTCCCCTGTTGCTGGACGAGGCAGCTACTGACCTGCGCATGTCGGCACTTGGGCATGATGATTTCGGTAACGCCGTTCTGGCCTTCCTCGGTGTCGGTGTCGCGGTGCACCAGGAGGATCATGTGGGCATCCGCTTCGATCTGGCCGCAGTCCTTGAGGTCGCTGGCGATAGGCTTCTTGCCTGGGCGCTTGGTAGATTCGCGGTTGAGCTGGGCCAGCAGGACGACAGGAACGTTGAGTTCTTTCGCCAGATTTACGATGCCGGTGGAAATTTTCGAAAGCTCAGCAGTGCGGTTCTGCGACTTCTCTTCGGACTTGATCAGGCCGATGTAGTCGATGGCCAGGATGGCGAGACCGTGCCTCTTCTGGACCATACGGGCGGTGCTGCGGATCTTGGAGAGGGTTTGGCCTGATGCGTCACTAACAAACAACGGCCGGCCATTTATTTTGTTGACCGCCGAGGTCAGACGGGGCCAATCCTCGTCTTCCATCGTTGTGCCTAGGTCGATGCGCCCGAAGTCAATAGACCCGACAGACGCCAGCATGCGGTTCCCCAGCTCTTCCTCTGGCATTTCGAGGCTGAAAACCAGGGCAGTACCGATATCATTCAGCGCAACGTGCTGGCATATCTGCATGCCGAGAGTGGTCTTGCCGCTGCCTGGGAGGCCGCCGATCACTGTGACCGTCTTGCGCTTCAGCACTTTGATCATCTTGTCCAGATCAGCCAGGCCGGTCTGAATACCAGCAGGAACGCGGTGGTTGAACTTGTCATCCAACACGTCGATGTTCTTGCCGATGACCTCGTCGAGGCGCTTGTAGTCCTGCTCGCCGTCGTCCAGGTCGCGCAGATCGGCCATGGCTTGCTGGGCGCGGGCGATCACATCAGCCAGCGGGGCTTCTTCGAATGCCATATCTGTGACAGCTGAGGCGGCGTCGATCAGGCGTCGCAGCACAGCACGCTCCATAACGTGGCGTGCGTAGGTCTTCCAGTTAGCGGTGCTTGGTACCTTCGTGGCGATCTCAGCGGCAAACGCCAGAGTGCTATCGCCGCTCGGCAATGCCGGCATCGTCAGGCCGACGGTTACAGGGTCAATTGGGTCTCCGTTTGCCTGGCACTCGATGACCGCCTGATACAGCGCTGCGTTGTCTGCGAAGTAGAAGTCCGAAACCTGAACCTTGGCGGTGATATCGTCGAACAGAGACGCATCCATCATGATCGCGCCAAGGACGCCATGTTCAGCCTCAATGCTGAAAAGCTCGCGGCTCATTGGTCACCCCCGCGGCTGGATTCCCAGTCGAAGGCGATGGCATGACCACCGTTCTCGCGCAGCCGATCCAGCGCCCGGTCACCGATGTAGGTGGAAAGCTCGGCAGACGGCAGGTTTGACGTGATGATCGTTGGCAGCATTTTGCGGTAGCGCATGTCGATGATCGTGTGCAGGGAGTTGCGCTCAAACTCAGTGCCACCCTGGGCGCCGAGTTCGTCAATTAGCAGCAGATCGACACTCGAAAGCTCGGCCATGATGTCCTGCTCGGTATCGCTGGAGCCCTTGTTGAACGTGGCTTTGATCGCGCTGATGATGTCTGGCGCTGGGGCATACAGCCCGTGGGCACCGAACCGCGTAACCACGGCCTTGAGGATGGCGCACCCCAGGTGAGTTTTGCCGTTTCCGAAATTGCCCAGCATCAGCAGGCACCGGCCGACAGAGAAGTTCTCTTCGAACTGGTCCACGTATGCACGGCACAGATCCAGGGCTACAGCCTGACCTTCGAGGTCGGTCCGGTAGTTATCAAGCGAGCAGGCGCGGAAGCGTTGCGCGATCCCTGTGGCGAACAGTGCGGCATTGGTTGCCTCCCATCGCTTCAGGGCAACGGCGTCGGCATGGGCCTGCGATTGCTCATCCGAGGTGTGAATGCTCTCCCAGTAGCAGTTTGGGCAGCCCACAACCTTGCTTGCGCCGTCGAACGCCTCGACAAGTCGGCGCTCGTATTGGCCATGCACTTCGCACTGGTCATTGCGGGTCCTCACCCGAGGCTCAAGGCCGAACTTAGAAATTCGCACGGCGAACCCCCAGGCGTTCGTTCTCGGCCGTCCTGGCGCGGAGTTCTTCGGCGTTCACCTTTGGCAGGTTCGTGAATGCGGATTTCGCCGGGAACTGGTGCACGTTGCGGGGAGCATTGGCGTTGCGGATCCAGTTGCGCCAGGTCGCCAGCCAATCAGCCTTGGTGGCTTTGGAGCCCGTTGCGGCATGCCAGTGATCGCGGAACTTCTCGGACTCCAGATCAACCCCGGCTACACCGAGTTCAGCGCTGGCCTCAAGAGCCCAAGTGCGCCATGCTTCAGGAAGTGTCCAGTCCTTGGCTAAGCGGGTGCCTTTGCTGGCCTTGGGTTGAACAGGGTCAGGGGTTACCTTGGAATCTTCAGCCTGAGCCGGCGCAGCGGTAGCGGCGCAAATCTTTTGATCTTGATCTATTTGGTTATTGGTTATTGGTTCTTGGTTAGCTTTCGATCCGGTTTCTTCTGGGTTAGCAGAAATAACCGGATGGGTTTCTCCTGGGTTAGCCTTGGGTTCGTTATTGGTTTTCCTCGGACGGCCACCATTCTTGCCGTTCTCCGCAGCCTGCTTAGCTTTGGCCCGGTATTGTTCGATTACACCGTCACAGTGCCCGTGGGTCCAAACGCCCTGATCCTCAATGAAGAACTCACGTAGAACAGCCTCAACTTGAGCGCTGTTGGAGCGAAGACGGATGACGCGGGAAAGCTCTGCAGGAGTGCCAGCAAGAGGGGATTCATTGATGTAGTACAGATCGATCAAGCGTCTGTATGCCAGGTCTTCAATAGGGTCCAAATGGGCCGTACGAAGCATGTAGTCGCCGGGATGGAAGGGGAAGAAATTCATAGTCAGATTTCCAACTCGTCGGTCACGCGCTTGATAAATTCGTTGTAGCTCTCGGACATCTCGAACCCGCTCTGCTCCAGCAGCCTGCGGTGTGCTTTGGCGGTCTCGTACATGAACCAGCGGTCTTGCTCTGGCAGAGTCTTGAACGTCGCGTATACAGGCCACGGGCCAGCTACAGGATGGAGAAGCGGCATATGGCTTGGGGTATTGATGAAAACTGGCTGATGGTTCATAATCGGCCTCACAGAGTTGTTTGATATGCGATGAAAAAGACCGGGATTGCGCCCCGGTTTTTTTTCGCCTGGAGTTTGTGGTCAATGGTCAATCTGTTCATCACTTCCTCCTATTTCGGCCCTTTCGAGGCCCTTTTTGTGTTCAACCAGAGAAAGCAGAGGCGCTTTGCGCTTCATCTGCTCCATCTGGGCCTGGATCGCGAGTGATCTACCTGCACTCAGGTATTCTTTCGTCGCGTGTTCAAGGCTCCATCCGAGCTCGACACTTAACTGTCTAACCTCGTCCTGAGCCCCTTCTTCCAGTAAGTCGAAGGTTCTTTCAGGCATAGGTCCTCCATAGGGCCCTTAAGCTGATTTATCCTGTGCGCAGGCATTCATCTCGCGGATCAGTTGGGCAGCACCCAGGCGGCGGGCAACCATCGACAGTTCATGGATATAGGTGGCGAGTTGCATGCCGGCCTGCTTGGCCTCCATGCGCAGGTAGCGCAAATCCTCTGGGGTGTATCGCGCCTTGATCACAGCGCTGCGTTTGTGTGACGGGTCGTCGTATGCCATTGGTAAGGCTCCTTGGTTGTTCGAAAGGGTTAAGCGGCGGTTTTCTTCGCAACCGTTTGGGATGGAAACGGGCGCACCTCTTCGGCGGTGTAGGTGCCGTCTGGGTGCTCGGTGACATAAACGTCTCGACCGACCCGAATAGCCTTACTCAGGCCGCCCTGGGTCATGCCGAGCAGGATCGCCGCCTCGGTCTGGCCGAGTTTCGTTGCGAATTCCTTGATGTGGACGCGGTTCATGGTCTTCTCCCATGGGTTACTCATGGGCGGATATTACCTATGGCATTTAAAAATGTAAATGCCAATGGCATTTGGTCGACATTACCGTAGGGAATAAGATTCTCTGATGACGAAGAAATCCCTAGATCCAGCAAGAAAAGCCGAGTGCGACAAGCTCAAGGCGATATTCAATTCAAAGAAGCGCGACCTCGGTTTGACGCAGGAAAAGCTTGCGCACGCGCTTGATATGAATCAGAGCTCGGTAAGTCACTACATGAACGGAGTTAACCCTCTGAACGCCCAGGCTGCCGCAGCATTCGCAAGGATTCTTGGTGTTGATGTAGGTGAATTCAGCCCGCGTCTTGCAAAAGAAATTTCCGAAATGGCTGGCGGCGTTGGACTGGCTCGGGCCCCTGCCGGATTTGACTCAAACGTCGAAGAGGCCACTGGCCCATCCCGTTATTACGAGTATCCTGAAATCAGTTGGGTGCAGGCGGGAGTGGCAGTTGAGGCGATGGATTTATTCAACGTTGGCGATTTTGAGGCGCTGCATCCATCTGACGCATGGGCGGGGCCGAATGGATTTTGGCTAAAGGTGCGCGGCCCCTCGATGACATCGACCAATGGGATGAGCTTCAGCGAAGGGATGATTATCCTGGTCGCACCAGGCGGTGATGTGGAAAATGGTCAGTACGTGGTGGCAAAGCTGATCGATACCAACGAGGCAACCTTCAAGCAGTTTATACGGGACTCTGGAAAGGCCTACTTGAAGCCGCTGAACCCGGCCTTCCCGACTATCGAAGTAGATAGTGCCTGGACAGTTGTTGGTCGAGTGGTTGATGCTAAATGGCCCCGATCGGTTCTTTAGTATTCCCATAGCGGAAAAGGAGTGAAGATTGTCCCTTATAAAAAAGGCGGCCGCCCTTACGGTGCTTCTGTCTCTCAGCGCTGGCGCAGCATACATGTGGGACGCTCACGCCGCCTTTGATAAGACCGGCGAGGCTCTCGTTCGTCAGCTGGGAGTTAAAATACTGAAGACCCTTGGAAGTGCAAGTCAGACCTGCCGAGGTCACGCCATGATCGATTCCGTGAAGGTGGAGAGCAGGTTTCCACTATCGAATGTAGGGTCGGCAGTCCTTTATATGTCTGGCAAGAACAATAACGCGATGTCCATCCGGTATGTCGTAGAGTCCTCTGATGGAAAGGTCTATGTTAGGCCTTACGATATTGGCGAAGCTCAGTCAGCAGTGCTGCAGTTTGGTATGAGCGGATGCAGCTGACCAGATAGATAGCGAACCCAAAAGCCCGCCTTTGCGGGTTTTTTTACGTCTACGAAAAATAATATTGCCATTGGTATTGACGATTAATAATGCCGTTGGTATTGTTCACTCCATCGAGTCACCCAACAGGGGCTCGCCAGGGCCTCAGGGCCTACCCCGCTCTTTAAAAGTCTGACGTGACCACCGCGACGTACCCAGGCCATTACCTGGGTCGGAAGAAGCTAAATCGCCGCCCATGCAGCCTCTGGATAGCTGCCGTGCTCCCTCATGTGAGTACGCGAAACCACGCACAAACCGGCAAAGCATCGAACACGAAATGTGCTAACGCCGGTGAGAGACGACTCGGACCAGCGCGTGGTGGAGACAGCAAATTACGAATTCTTCGGAGAAAACCCGCCGGGCACGATGACAAGGCGCTGGCGATGAAACTTCGAAACCACATGGCCCTGCTCAACCTTGAGTTGAGTTTCAAGCCTACGAATGTGAGCGAGAAGCTTTGCGCCGCGCCCTGGCTTCAAGGTTTCAAACAAAGCATGAGCGTCAGCGATCTGCTTTTGGATGTTGGCGATTTTCTGCTTTGACGACATTTGATTCACCGATTCAGTTGAAAGCGGACTTTAGCAAGGTTCGCCGAAAGCATCACCGAACAACCAGCGCCACGACAGCCTGTCGTTAACTGCCCGATCCTCTCTATGAGAGCGCATTGGATATAGCTCGGCCTTCTGCGTGATAGCAGGGTGGCCACCTTACCCCGAGCCAGAGCGGATTTTGTCGCGGCGTAGACGGGCAACGCTCAGATGGATTCGAGCTATATCCGATGCGGACGAAACTGCGGCCTATAACCGCCCACCTGCATCACCGCAACATGCAGATGAATGCCCGGGCTGACGGGCAACGACGCAGGCTCACAAGTGGGGCGCCGACGGACTTCGGTTGATCGGCTCGGTTGAACCTGACACTTCACACCCAACCCGGAGATCAGCACCGGGCATCTGCATCACCCAACCCAACCGGAGATCACCATGCTCCTACTGTTCCTGATCGGCGCAGCGCTCAGCCATGCGCGGCCAGAACCGCCAACTGATGACGGCCTGCCAACCGATCCTTTGCGCCTACATCGTGAGCGCTGGCGAACGATCACCGGGTTCACGGCGTTCTGGCGCTACTGATCCCGCCCAAAAACCTGACAACTACTGCATCCGAAAGCCCGGACGTCCAACCGGGCTTTCTTTATCTCGCCTCTATTACGTCAGCACTCCTCCCCCGCGCCCATCGGC